AATTTATTGCAAACCAAGAAACATCTTTCAAAAATTCCGAAGATAAATTAAAGAGCTTAAAATTAAAACTTAAGTCTTACTCTGGTAATCTGAGAAATAAGTATGATGAATATGTAAATCTAGAAAAACAAGCTCTAAGTAAAAACTCAGATCTTAGTCAAATAAAAATAATAGTAAGAAACAAACTAGATAAACTTAAAAAATTAGAAGAACATAAATACGATCCAAATTGCGATTATTGTATAGATAATATTTTTGTTAAAGATGCAATTAAAACAAAAGAAGAATTAAGCAATGACAAAATAAAAGTTTCTAATATATTAAATGGTTTGGATAATTTAAAAAGTTCTATATCTAAATTAGACGGTGCTAAAGAAAAATATAATGAAAAATTAGATTTGGAAACTCTAATTAGAAGTGAGGAATCTACTTTTAATAACTTAACAGCTTCATTATATGAAACTAAAACGAAGTTGGCTTTAAATGATAAAAAAATTGAAGAAGTTTTAAAACACATTGATAAGTTTCATACAAACAAAAGAGATATAGAAAGAAATTTAAAAATATCAAAAACCATAAAAGATTTAGAAAACCAAAGAGTTTTAATTAATACAAGAATTAACGAATTGGATTCTAGCCTTATAGATTTACATGGTGAGATAAAAGTAGCTGATACTACAATAACTTCTATAAACACATCTATTGAAGAAGCTTCTGACTTAGAAGAGAAATCCAAAGCTTATGAGTATTATCTTAATAGCATAAAAAGAAATGGAATTCCATATGAATTAATTTCCAACGCATTACCTTATTTAGAAGATGAGGTTAATTCTATATTATCTCAGATGGTTGATTTTAATATTAAATTTGAAACCGATGGTAAAAATATTAACACCATAATAGATTATGGCAATAATGGTAGCTGGTCTCTTAGTCTAACTTCTGGTATGGAAAAATTTATAGCATCTTTGGCTATAAGGGTTTCTTTAATAAGTCTTACCAATCTACCATGTCCAAATTTTATAGCAATTGACGAAGGCTTTGGTAACTTAGATCCTGAGAATATAAATTCAATGGGATTGTTTTTTAATTACTTAAAGAACTACTTTAGTTTTATGCTTATAATTTCACACATTGACACAATGAAAGATACTACTGAAAGTTTGGTTGAGATTAATAAGGTTGGCGATTATAGCTTAGTTAATTATTAGTTTGATATTTATATTCGTAGGCATTAAATTTTTTGGAGTTTTAAAATATTATGGCACTTAGAGTTCTCCGTAAATACTTAGATAACATAGAGGTTTATAAAGATGATACTAGTAATAATTCTTCAGATTATTTTGTACTAGAAGAAGTACCAGAGGTCTTTCGACTTGGTACCAATATAATAAGGTCCAAACCAAATCTTGATAATTTAAAAGTTAATACTCCAGTAGAGATTGAGGCTTTTGATGCAAATGGGGAAGGCGTTCCTTTTTCTGTTAGACCAATTTCGGGTACGGATAATAAAATAGAATTGGAGTTGATTGTAAATCCGGATACTCCAATAGAATCTATAAGTATAGTTTTCGTCGGAATATTAAGAGATGATCTTGTACCGGTTGGCTTTCAAGATAGATTTAATGTTAGATGGCAAAAAACTTTAATTGTAGATCGTAAGGGTGTTAAGATATTTGGTTCCCCTTCTGGTTCATTAATAACGGGGTCTTTTTTTATAGGTAGGAAACCTGGTACCGGAATGGAGATGGCTGGGAAGAATTCTTCTCTTATAAAGTCTACCGATTACGCCGGATTTAATACGGCAACTGCATCATTAACTCCTAGTGGATTTATGATGTTTAGTGGATCTGTATTACCCGGAACTTCTGATGATTACAAGGGTGTTGGTTTAGAATTGGTAGCAGGACCCCAACAATACTTTAAATTCAGATCGAGTCCAGGATCCCTAGAAATAAAAACAGACCAAATTATTGCAAGTGGAAGTAAAGTTGAAATAAATACACCAAACTTTTTCTTAGGCTCTGCAACAGCTCCTGCAATGATAAGCGGATCTAATGGAATTTTACAAATAAGCTCTTCTAGATTTGTTGTAGATGCAGCAGGTGGACTCAGTGCAAGTTCTGCATTATTTCAAAATACATGTAGAGCCGATATGTTTATTTATAGGGAAACTAAGATTAACCCTGGTGCCACCGGCGGAGATAATCATATATTAAATACATACTCTAATGGTAGTAGGAATTATATTGTTTTAGAGATGACGGGTAGTCCTGATTATGGTGGACCGGATACTGGTCATTTTATACGGGTACAAGGATTGAAAGGGACGTATGGATTGGATGCTGAATATCCAATTGGTGCAATTAATATTGCAGGGTATGATGATAATAAATTCGTTACGTTTATTATGATAGAGAATGCAATGGGCTCTGGCAACACTTTATATTTTGCTCAGAATAAACCTGTACCTGGAACTTCAAATATTGAAATATTAAAATCCGACACAGATGATTGGACAGAGAAATCTTGGAACGCAGCAACTGGATCAACCGAGGGAGCTTATTCAGGTCTTCTGGCATTAAATCATGGCGCAAGGCTTTTACTATTTAAATCTGAATTTGATTGGCGGATCCAGTCTACTTCAGAATATAATCACATTGCTCCATATTTTGCTTCAGGCTCACATCATAAGAATCCCGTATTTTTAACAGACATAACTAGTGCCGGCGGATTACAAACAGATGGTAGTGGAAAAATATTGGCTACTTCCGATAGGAATCTAAAAACCAATATACAAGCTTTAAGTGGGTCGTTAGATAAACTTATGTCTTTAAGACCCGTATCATTTGAATATAAAAAAAGTTCGGGTATTAACTTACCAGGAATAAATTATGGGTTAATAGCCCAAGAAGTAAGTCAATCTCTTTTAACAGAATTACACCACCATGTGAAAAAACCATTTAAGGATGATTATTGGAATGTAAACTATTTACAGATAATAACTTTACTATTGGATTCTATACAAGAACTTAACCAAAGGATCCAAAAACTTGAGAATGAATAATACTTATAATAAACAATAGGATCTTAATATGCCACTAGGGAAATGGATAGTTGATAAATTAATTGCTGAAGATAAAAATATTAAAACAATAGTAGCAATTTATCCTGGGAGGTTCCAACCAATGGGAGCTCATCACGCAAAAGCATATAAGTGGTTGGATAAAAAGTTCGACGATGTTTATGTTGCAACAAGTGGAAAAGTAGAAGTACCTAAATCCCCCTTTAGTTTTACAGAAAAAAGAAAAATCATAAATTCACATGGTATAAAAAAAGTAGTACAGGTAAAGAATCCGTATAAGGCAACTGAGATCCTAAATAAGTATGATCCTGAAACTACAGCAGCAGTTTTTATGGTTGGGGAAAAAGACGCTAGTCGCTTAGGTGGTAAGTTCTTTAGACCTTGGAAGGGTAAAGCAGAAGTTGGTTATAAGGACGGTGCATATACTATTATAGCTCCTCATGTTTCATTGAAGGTACCCGGCTATGGTGAAATGAGTGGAACTCAGATTAGAAAAGCCTTGGGTGATCCAAAACTAGACGATAAGCAAAAGACTGGAGTATTTAAAGCTATTTTTGGTCACACTAAGAATTATTCTATGATAGTTAAAAAGTTATTAAATCTAAGTGAAATGATGGAATCGTTTTTATCTAATGTAGATATCAACAAGATATTAAAAGAAGCTTCTAATACAGCAGCATCGGGTAAACAATTAGTAGACGATGGTCCTGCTATAACATTTGCTACATTTAAAGGATATGAATCATCCGGCGATTTTTATGCTAAACAAATTGGATGGGAAGTTGTTAATTATATTCTTGGTGGAGCTAAAGAGGTAAAAATAATACCAGATCGTACTGTAGATGCTGTCACATTTTTCCCAGCTGGGGTAGCTGGTAAATCATCTCCAATAAATAAAACGGATCTTAAAGCAAGACCAGCATATAAAATGTGGGCTAAAAAGATGTCTAAAATAGCTCAGCAGGTTGGTTATAAATTTCTTAATTTTATGGGAGCAGAGGCCGCCAAAGAGAAAAAGACTTTTGATAAAGCAAAGATCGATGAGCCGGATAAAGAAGTTAAAAATACTTTAAATTTAGCAGAAAGATTAAACGATCCTGATATATGGAAACCTATACTAGAAAAAATAATGCTACCAGTAGAAATTGGTGATACAGTTTACATGGGTAAATTTAAAAATAAAAAGGTTGTTGTTAAAACTATAGGTTGGAATGAAAAGGGGGATTTGTTAATTAATGGTAAGTCTGCCATGCGAATGAGAATACCCCCCAAACCAAATATTTTTGACGGAGTTAAACAAGAAACAGAATTGGATGAATGTATTATAGTTGCTAAGATGTTTGATGATGATATGGTTCTTGGTAAAAATAGAGATAGAAATTACAAACCCAGATTAAAGATAGTTAGAGATCGGACTTCATATGGAATTGAAACTTGTCTTATTGTTGATGAAGATACTGATTGGGTAGAAGGGATGAATGACACAGGAATAGGTTTGGTTAACTCTGCACTGTTTGTCAAAAGAGATGAAAAGGATTATGATAAAGCTAAAAAGAAAATGGCTCCTTCTAAAGATGGGGCAAGAGTTAGAGAAGCTCTTGGTAAAGGAAGCTTAAAGGATGCAGTCAAGTCTTTAATTGTATATCATGATGGAATTAAAGGTCACACTACTATAGGAAATGGAAAAAAATTAGTTACTATAGAAAATACTAGTAGATCTAAGCCAATTGTTAGAATTAAAGATCTAAATAAAGAACCCATAGTAAGAACAAACCATGGGCTGGAACATACAGAGGCCGGCTATCAAGATGGCCCAGACAAATTGTCTTCGGAATTAAGATTAATAAATGCTTTAAATGTAACACATAAAACATCAAATTGGGAGAATTTATTTCCCAACTTTTATAAGCATACCCAAGATAAGGGACCTAAATTTGATCTTGTAAGAGCTCAAAATAAATTATGGACTTCTAGTCAAGTGGCTATGAATCTCAATAAAAAAGAAATAATACTATATCTAGTTCCAGAGCAAGTTAAATTTCTTGGATTTGAAAATAACCTACCTAAGGGATATGATCCAAAGATAAAAGTAAAGATAGTTACCTATGATAAAAAAGTATACAAAAATGAATCAATCATAACAGAGGGTGGCGCTTATGGTCATATGGCTCATCCATTTGACGATAGAGGATTAACCTTTGGGGATTTTAAAAATATTATTGATTTATCCCTTCAGGGAAAATTAAATTTAGAAAGTGGAGCCACAGAAAAAACTGATGGACAGAATCTTTTTATTACATGGTCAGATGGAAAGCTTAAGGCAGCTAGGAATACTGGTGATGTCAAACGTGGTGGTATGGATATTAAAGGAGTTGCTTTAAAATTTAAAGATCGTGGTAACATTGAAAAAGCTTTTAATTATGCAATGAATGATCTATCTAAATCTATTGGTGGTTTAAGTGATCCTCAAAAAGATAAGATATTTGATAATGGTAATAATTGGGTTAACATGGAAATTATGTATCCCGCCTCAGCAAATGTTATTGTATATGATGCACCCCACCTACAATTCCACAATGTTTTAAAGTATAAAGATGGCAAAGCAATTGGTGCAGTATCGGATGGAGCCAGAATTTTAGCCGGTATGATAAAACAGATTAATGCTAATGTTCAAAAGAACTTTAAAGTTATCGGTCCACAAATACTCAAGGTTAATCCCAATCAAGACTTTTCAGCTAAGGCCCCACTTTTTAAGTCGAAGATAAATAAATTAAAATCGGAATTTGGATTATCAGATTCATCTACGCTTACTGAATATCATCAAGCCTGGTGGGAGTCTTATGTCGATAAGAATTTCCCAGGAATAGAAAATACAATAAAAATGGGCTTAGTAAAACGGTGGGCATTTAACGATAAGAGTTATAGGTTAAATGGAAAAAATATTCCGGATAAAGAATTACTGGACAAAATAAAAAATACAGATAAAATAAAAGTTGCTGTTCAAGTAAAAAAGAATATGCTACCATTTGAAAAGATATTTTTTGAATTGGGAGCCGAAGTACTAAAGAATGTTGAAGGCTTTTTAGCAGCTAACCCAGACAAAGCAGTACAGGCTATTAGAAAGCAAGTTGCTCAAGCTATAAAGTTTGTTAGAAAAGGTGGTGATCTTAAAAAGTTAAACAAGCTTAAAGATCAACTGGATAAAATCCAATCTATGGGTGGATTTGAAAAAATAATACCATCAGAAGGTTTAGTATTTATCTATAAGGGTAATACTTATAAGTTGACGGGCATTTTTGCTCCTATCAATCAAATTACCGGTTTAATGAATTTTTAATGTATGGTTTGATATTTATTTATAGAGATTATGAAAAAAAATATAAAAGAATCTAACGTCCAAAGAATGAGAAATATTGTTATGGGAAACCATAACGACAAGACTAGAATTCAGTCCGGATGGAAAAAATATAAAAGTCAAGAAAGAGTCGAAGGTGATGTTTGGGAAGAGCGTGGGAAAACTTGGACAATTAAAAACGGCATTACGCAAAACATTACAAAAATGGATAAAATACGTAAATTATCAATGACTCCTATATTCTGTCCCGTATCAGGAAAACCTTTAAAAACTGTTCATGATAAGTTTTGTTATAGGAAATATAAAATGGGTTGGGATGCTTGGATTGAACAAGAGACAAAGAAAAAAATCGCCGGAACATGGGAACAGGATGTAAAAAAGAGAAACTTAAAAAGTAACTCTGCTTGGTTAGAAGATATTAAACAGGAATTCGAAGAATGGTTGGTAGAAGATCCGTCTAGAAAATATATAACCGAAAATGGCCAAATTGAAGATTGGTCTGGTGGTGTAAATAGAGAAGAAACTAAAAAAGAATTTTACGAAAAAGCAAAAGAATTTGAAAAAGGTTTAAAGGAAGAATAAAAAATGGGAGCAGACTTAACAAACGATTTTAATCGATTCGGCCATCCCGGAGTATACTATAGAGTAACTAAACATGATGGTGGAACTCAACATTTTACAGGCTCTTATTATGGAGCAGGTGCTATTATAGTTACGGGTAGTGGATTTTCAGGAGAAGATTATGTTAGATTTTCTGGAGGAGGTTCTGCATCATTGCTAGACTTAGGAAGAAGTACTACTGATATGTATCAATTCTCTATAAGTGAAGTTTCATCATCATCTATAAGTAATCATGTTTATGTACTACACACTAATAAACCTAGAGGAGTAATATAATGGTTCAAAGAGCAAAAGCAGTAGTTGATAAATTTATGAGTAGATTTGTAAGCAAAAAGCTAACGGTTTGGTTAACAGCAACGGGATTAGCTTTTGTAGGAATGTTAACTTCGGGAGATTGGGTAACTATTTCAATGGTATATATTGGATCCCAAGCAGCAGTAGATTTAGTTGTTGCACTTAAACAACACGGTAACTAAAATGCCTCGTAAAACAAATCAAGAATTATTTCTCGAATTAAAAAAAGAGATTGTAGATCTTAAGAGTGAGATGCCGAATGGCGAATTGGCGGAACTTAAAAAATGTATCAATATAATATCTATTCAACAAAAAGCTTTACATGAAGACTTTTCTGATATGAAAAACGATCTTTCAATGATGAAAAAGAAATTGTTAAATCCTGAAAATGGAGTAGTTGTTAAGGTTAATAAAAATACAGAAGATATTTCAGATCTTGAAGATCACACAAAAAAGTTTCTAGATGATTGCGATAATATGAAACACGATTTCAAAGAAGTTAAAAAATTTAAAAATGGAGTTCACAAAGCTATGTGGCTTGTGTATACAACTATAATTGGCATTATTATTAAATTGTTATTTTTTGATGGAGATGTATAATATGATTAAAAAATTTAAAAATTGGGTTATTGCATTAATTTCTACAATAGGAAGTATTTTTGTTTTGTTTACTATATTTAAAAATAAAAATCCAAAAAAATCTAAAAAAATATTAGAAAATGAAAAAATTATAGGATTGATAAAAAAAGATTTATCTCATTTACAAGAAACAAAGAAAAAAGCCAAAGTCAAAGTAAAAGAGTTAGAAACAAAAGCTGATGGTAGAAGTAAAAAAGTAAGAAACGCCAAAAAAGAAGTAGAAGTATTGAATAAAACCATATCAGAAGTTGAAGCTGACTTAAAGGCAAAAGAAAAGTTAATAGGGTTATAAATTATGAAGTGGTTATTTTTATTTTTTTTGATTATTCCAAATTTAAGTTTTTCACAAGTTGATACTTGCACTGTTTATAAGGACTTGTATAAGACTGCAAAAATATTGAATTTAAAATACCAGGAAAAAATATCTAAACAAGATAGTATAATATCAGATCAAGATTTTGTAGTATCTATAAAACAACAAATTATATTTCAAAAAGATTTTATGCTAAAAAATGATAGCTTGCAATTTGATCTATATAGCAAACAGATAAAATTACTAAATGAAAATCTTTCTATTTATGAAAAAGAAAGAGCTAAAGAAGGAAAATGGCATAAGAGGTTTATGCCTGGTTTTATATTTGGAATAGTTGGAACGGTTTTATTAATACATTCTGTTGATTATACCTTACCTTAATAAATTTAATTAATTATTTTTTTATATTTATATATAGATGCATAAGAAAAAATCTATAAAAGAAATTATTGCTGAAGAATACAAAAAGTGTGCTGTAGATCCAATCTACTTCATGAAAAAATATTGTAAGGTTCAGCATCCCAAACATGGAAAAATAAGTTTTAACTTATACCCATTCCAGGAAAGGGTTTTAGATCAATTCCGTAAAAAAGATTATAATATAATTCTTAAGGCACGACAACTAGGTATTTCTACTCTCACTGGAGGATATTCTTTATGGTTAATGCTTTTCCACAGCGATAAGAATGTTTTGGTAATTGCAACAAAACAAGACGTAGCAAAAAATCTAGTTACGAAAATTAGAACTATGCATGAAAATTTGCCATCTTGGTTAAAAGCAGAATGTATTGAAGATAATAAGCTGAGTCTTAGATTTGCAAATGGTTCTCAAGTAAAAGCAGTATCAGCTTCAAGCGATGCAGGTCGATCTGAAGCACTTTCTCTATTGGTAATTGATGAAGCAGCATTTATAGATAAAATAGATGAAATTTGGGCATCCTCGCAGCAAGCCCTAGCAACAGGTGGTAAGTGTATTTCACTTTCAACACCTAATGGTATGGGCAATTGGTTTCATAAACAATGGGTAAAAGCCGAACATGGAGATAATAGATTTAATACAATTAGATTACACTGGTCGTTACACCCAGAACGGGATCAAGAATATAGAGATGATCAGGACGAACTTCTAGGAGCTCAGCTAGCAGCCCAAGAATGTGATTGTGATTTTATAACTTCTGGTAATACTGTAATAGATGGTAGTTTGATAGAATGGTATAAAGAAACTTATGCTGAAGAGCCCATAGAAAAAAGAGGCTTTGATGGGAACTATTGGATTTGGGAGCCTGCCAATTATATGAAAAATTATATGGTGGTAGCAGATGTTGCTAGAGGTGACGGAACCGATTATTCTGCATTTCATGTTATAGATATAGATGAGGTACAACAGGTAGCAGAATATAGAGGTCACCTTACTCCAAAAGATTTTGGAAATATGTTGGTTGGTGTAGCAACAGAATATAATGACGCATTATTGGTTATTGAAAATGCAAATGTAGGTTGGGGTTCGTTACAAGCTGCAATAGATAGAGATTATAAAAATTTATATTATACTTATAAACAAGAAGGTACCGTTGATGCAGCGGTCCAATTACAAAAGGGTTATGATTTAAAAGATAAATCACAAATGACCCCAGGTTTTACAACTTCAATAAAAACTCGTCCACTTTTAATTTCAAAACTTGATATTTATTTTAGAGAAAAAGCATGTGTTATTAAATCAAGAAGATTGCTTGAAGAAGCAAACGTTTTTATTTGGAACGGTCATAAGGCAGAAGCTCGTTCAGGATATAATGATGATTTAATTATGGCTTTTTCAATTGGTCTTTGGGTAAGAGATACCGCTCTTAAGCTTAGAAATGAAGGCCTAGAATTAGATAAAAAAGCTTTGAATTTAATGGGAAAATCTGCTTCGAGTATATATACGGGAACTGTCAATCAGAGTCCCGGTTGGAGTATGAATGTTAAAGGGAATGACGAAGACCTTACCTGGTTAATTAATTAGGAATTAAAATGGCTGATAAATCACTTTTTAGTAGATTAAAAAAATTATTTTCCACTGGTGTAGTTATAAGACGGATTGGTGATAAGAAATTAAAAGTTGTTGATACCAATGCATTACAAGCAGATGGTAATTTAGAATCGAATAGACTTGTGGATAGATATAGCAAGTTATATGCTGGTGGTCACAATTCTAACTACGAACCTCAGCAAACTTATTTGGGAATGCGTACAGAATTGTTTAATGATTATGAAGCAATGGATATGGATTCAATAATAGCTTCGGCATTAGATATTTATGCAGAAGAATGTACAGTTAAAAATGCATTCGGATTAACTCTACAAATAAAATCCCCAAAAAAAGAAATTAACGATATATTGCATAATCTATTCTATGATATACTAAACATAGAGTTTAATTTATATCTATGGATTCGTAGCATGTGTAAATATGGAGACTTTTTCTTAAAAATGGATATAGTTGATAAGTATGGTGTAGTTAATGTAGTACCAATTTCTCCATATTTTATGGTTAGGGAAGAAAATATAGATCCAAAATCTCCAGATCTTGTTAAATTTTATATTGATGAATCTACTGGCGGAAACTCATATGCTACTGGGATGGTTGGTGGAGGAAGAAAAGCTTATTTAGAAGATTATGAAGTTGCTCATTTTAGATTAATCGGAGATACAAACTTTTTGCCTTATGGCAAAGCAATGATTGAACCTGCCAGAAGAGTATGGAAGCAATTAACTCTAATGGAAGATGCAATGTTAATACATAGGATCATGCGAGCACCCGAGCGAAGAATTTTTAAAGTTGATATTGGAAATATTCCACCAAATGAAGTTGAAGGTTATATGAACAAGGTTATTAACAAGATAAAAAAGACTCCTTATGTTGATGAAAAAACTGGAGATTATAATCTTAAGTTTAACTTGATGAATATGCTGGAAGATTATTATTTACCTGTTAGGGGTGGACAAAGTGGAACGGAGATTGATACTTTAAGTGGAATGGAATTCACGGGAATCGATGATATAGAATATTTAAGAAATAGAATGTTCGCAGCACTTAAGATTCCAAAGGCCTTTATTGGTTATGAAGAAAATGTAGAAGGAAAAGCAACGTTAGCTGCGCAGGATGTTAGGTTTTCTAGAACTATAGAAAGAATCCAAAAAATAGTAGTTTCGGAATTAACTAAGATTGCTATTGTTCACCTATATTCACAAGGATACACAAATGAAGATTTGGTTGATTTTGAATTAAGTTTAACTAATCCATCAACTATATCAGAAGAGGAAAAGTTGGAATTATGGAGTACTAAAGTAGATCTTGCAAGTTCAATAAAAGACCTACATATGCTTTCTGAAGATTGGATTTATAAATATATATTTGATATGGCTGATGAAGACGTAGCTATAGAAAGAAAAGAAGTAATTGAAGATATTAAACAGAGATTTAGAAAAGGCGAGATTGAACAAGAAGGTAATGATCCTATTAAGACTGGAGAAATAAGAGGCAGTGAATATGCTCTTGCTCAAGTTGGTGGAGCTGGTGGTGGTGGATTTCCTGGTCAACCTGGTCAAGATAGTGGTGGAGAAGAACCTGAAGGAACTGAACTTGCTTTTGAAGATACCAAAAATATGGGAAGACCTAAAGAAGGTCCTAAATCTGGAACTCGTGGCAATCAAGATAGTGCAAGAGGTAGAGATCCTCTTGGAAAAGAAACTAAAAAAAGAGATGTAAAATATAGAGACAGAAAGATAGAATCTAACGTTAAAAGCTCACCTTTGGCAAAAGGAGTTAAGTATTCTATGGATTCTAAACTAAAAAAGCCAAATATATTAAAAGAGACTTCTTTTTTAGATGAAAAAAACCTATTAAATGATGAAAATTTATAATATAGTTTTTAAATTTGATATTTATTTAAGAGTTAATATATTTAAATATATAGTGGAATGTTTGAAATGATAAGACATAATAAGATTAAAAATACTGGAATTATTTTCGAAGTTTTGGTTAGACAATTAACTTCTGATATAATGAATGGTAAAGAAAAAGCTTGTGCATTAAAAATAATGAAAGAGTATTTTAAAAGTGGAAGCCAATTAAAAAAAGAGCTTAATCTCTATAGGGGCCTTTTTGAAGAGAAATTTTCGTCTGAATCAAAAGCTTCAAAATTTTTAGATTTGATATTAGCTGAAAGAAGTTCTTTAGATAATACCAAATTAAAAAGAGAAAAGTATAACTTAATAAAAGCTATACAGGAGTCTTATGATATCAATGATTTTTTCAAAACTAGGATTAATGAATATAAAATTTATGCTTCTATATATCAACTCTTTAATACAGAATCAAAAAAAGCTACTCCAAAAAAAATAACAGAGTCTTATTATACTCTTGTTGGAAATCTACAAAAAGTTTCGATTAAAAAAGACAATATAAAAGATCAATTATCCGAACAATCAAAAGACATAAAGCTATTATCTTATAAAATTTTAGTTGATAAGTTTAATAGTAAATACGGAAACAAACTAGATGAGAATCAAAAAAGTTTATTGTCTATCTATATTAATAATGTTTCTAAAACTAAAAGTTTAAAAAATGAATTTCTTGAACAAGTTAATGTTATACAAAGGGAGCTTTTAATTTGTAATAAAAAGATTACAGATAAAGCAGTAAGAATAAAGTTAAAAGAAATATCAAACTATTTGAAAAAAATAAAAAATACTAATATTATAAAAGAGAATCATATTTTATCTTTAATGAGATATCATGAATTAATTAAGGAGCTTAAATATGCCAATCAGGGATCTTGATGCTTTATTTGAAAAACTATCTAAAGAAGTAGATGAAATTAGTACTACTGCTGGAGTACCTGGATATCAGACTCCCTATGCTTTTTCTGATGAAGAAGAAGACGAAAAAGAGGATGATGAAAATAAGCTTAGCGAAAGTAAATATAGAAGTATAATGAGCGAAATTTATGATTTAGATTATAAGTCATATAAAAAAGATCCAAGTTTGAATTCAAAACAAAAAGTTAATGGGGCTATTACCGAAATATCGAAGAAACTACTTCAGATAGAAAGAATCTTAAATCGCAACATTAAATTAAAGAGCGAACAAGGTTTGGAATCGGATTCATACTGGAAGTCTACAAAAGGTAAGATTTATAAGATTTCAGAAAGAATGAATCGAATAGCAGCTAAAATGAGAACTATTTCTTCATGAAAATAAAAAAATTAAAAGAAGGATTGGAAAAATCTGATTTGGAAATTATAAGAAAGTTAATTAGGAAAGAACTGGCTTCGGTGTATTTTGATCTATATAGATTAAAATCAACTTGGGGTAAATAAATAACATAGGAAAAAAAATGATACATCAGTTAAAAAGACCGGTTTTGAGTTGGCCAGAATGGTCAAAGAAGCCAGAAAATAAAAAATTAATAAAAGAAAATATTCATGCAGCAAAAAGAAAATATAATAATGATTTATATATTGCTGAAAATTATAATAGATATTTAATGTATATGATGGGTTTGATTTCTACTCCCGGTGTTTCTGCTCCAAGTGGTGGTGGCCAAACAAAAGCAGGAATTAGTCATTATATGATTGGACAGTCAACTGTAGATTCAGACGAATTTGTAGTAAGCTAAATTAATTAACGTTAAAATCATTCACAAAGAATGTAACAAAAAGGAAGAAAGAAAATGGGAAAACAAACAAGATCAACACTACAGGGGTATTTCAATACAGGAGATAAACCTACAGAGCAACAATTTGCCGATCTTATTGATAGTAATTTGAATTTAAATGATGGTGGATCTGTTTCTGGATCACTTAAAGTTGTTAATTTAAGTGCAGCTACTGCTTCATTTCATACAAGCGGATCACTATCTAAGATTAGATTTGAAAATTTACCAACTTCATATGCATTGGCAGCAACTCTTGGTTCAGGATCTTTATTTATATCTGGTAGTGTTAACAAAATTGGTGGTGGCAAATTTCTCTGTATAGCTTAATCATTTAAAAATGTTGGAGGAATAATTATGGCTCTAGCAGATTTGGCGGGATCGTCGAAATTTGACAAAGTTAAAAAAGAATCTCCCTTAGCTGGGATGACCGGTCCGACTGGAAATTATTCTAAGAATAAAGGAAAGCCTTTGGGATCTTTAGCAAAAGATCCTGAAGCTTCCATATTCAATATAGATGGTATTCCGGAAAAATACTCTAATAAGATAGGATAACTATGAACAAGCAACTTTTAATCGATTATACTCCATTTAATATAACTCCTCAGATGATAAAAGAATCTGAAGAAAGAAATGGTGGCAAAGTAATCGTACAGGGAGTACTTCAAAGAGCCGGCGCTAAAAACCAGAATGGTCGGATTTACCCAAAAGACATTCTAATAAGAGAAGTTAAAAGGTATAACGACCATCAAGTTAAAGAGCATAGGGCTTTGGGAGAATTAGATCATCCTGAAAGTTCCGTTGTAAACTTATCCAACGTTTCTCATAATGTATTAGAAACTTGGTTTGATGGCGATGATGTTGTTGGAAAAGTTGAAATATTAGGAACTCCCAGTGGTAATATACTTAAAGAACTTTTAAAGTCTGGTATAAAACTAGGTATTAGTTCTAGAGGTCTGGGAAGTGTAAAACCATTATACGAGGATGGCGATCACACTGTAGAGGTTCAACCCGACTTTGAATTAATATGTTGGGACTTTGTTTCTAATCCTTCTACACAAGGAGCTTTTATGAGACCAATGAATGAATCTGTTGGCAATAAGCTACCAGTAAATAAATATGATACGGTAAATAGAATTATAACCGATATTATTTGTGAAATGACTGGGGTTTGCAAAATTCCAACTCACAAGAAATCTAATTGTAAATGTGGAGGACACTAATGGCAAATATTAATTTAAAATCACTTGTAAAGGAATCAGCACTAGGTAATTTGCCAAGTTCAAAACTTTTCAAATATAACAAGGCCACTGGCAAATATGATTCTCCAGGATCTGTTACAGAAGAATCTGTTAATGAAGCACCTGCTCCAGGAATGGCAATGGAAATTCAGGAAGATCTAGATGATGCATACATATTAGTTTGGGAATTATCAAAAAAAGTCAAATCATATAGCCCTAAAGCTTTTAGTAAGATTAGAGACGTTTTAAAGGTATTAGCCCAAGTTAAAAAAGATATTTAATTATTATAGGAAAAACTCATGAAACTAAAAAACATACTTAAAGAGGCCAAAAGGCAACAATGGACAGAACAAGATAAGGGGACTTTTTTGAAAGCCGTTTCTAAATTTAATGAATATGGGTCTAATATCTACAAAAGCGAAACCATTAAAGAATCTTTAAAAACTATTACAGAGTTAATACAAAAAGCCGAATCTTTTACTATTAATGAAACGGAAGATTGGTTTGATGAAATCTCTGTTAAAAGAGATATGAAGCAATTAAGAGAAGCTTCAAATCTATTTGGCAAAACTGTTAATGAGATGGAAGTTATGCAACAACGTTTAGAATCTTTATATGAAGATATGGGTTATAAGCTTGGTAAATATTTTGAAATATCTGAAAAAGTAGATAATATTTCTGATAAAGAAGCTGCTACTGATTTTGATGATCTAGAAGATAAAGACGTTGACAACGATGGTGACACAGACGATTCTGATGAATATTTACATCATAAACTTGGTGTAGTTGCTAAGAAAACTGAAGGATATGCTTCTGCATTTTCACGAATGAAATCTACAGGTAATTTAAGTAAATTTAAAAAAATGTAAATAAATTTTTTTATCTCGGTTTTATTTCTTATATTTATATAGTTTATTAATCTCAAAAAAATAGTTATGCAAAAAAATAAATTTTACAAAAAGCCCAAAGCTGAAGATTTTATGATCCCTGGGTGTCCCAATGGGGTTAGGGTACCTCACGGTAATATAGAAGCCGCATTGAGGAAATTTAAAAAGCAAGTAAAAGAATTTGGAACTGTTTCCGAGTTCACAGACAAAAAGGCTTATATTAAAAAATCCGCTAAGAAAAGGATCCAAAAAGAAGAAGCCATAGAAAGATTGAGAAGGGAGGTTGTAAAACAAAAAATTCTAGATAAGAATTCTTGTTTTTAACAACAAACATCTTAAAAATAAAGGGCCTTTACATCAAAGGCTCTTTTTTTGTGGCTTTTTTTTGAATTTTTAAAATATAACTATATACTTATATGTGTAATACGCTATCCCAATATAGCGGTGTAATAAAATTAACCTACCTATTATAGTTCCAAATAACTATATTTCTTAAAACACATTTAGGAGAAGTAATGAGTGATTTACTAAAAGATGCTATTGCAGATGCAAAAGCTGTTCGTGAGACAGCAATTGAAAATGCAAAAATGGCTCTTGAAGAAGCTTTTACTCCAAAACTACAATCTATGCTATCAGCTAAAATTGAAGAAGAAATGGAAGACGATGCAGATCTACCCGCGGGTGTAAGCCCAGACGAAGATTTGGAAGAACAATCCAATTTATCTGAAGATGATGCTGATGAAAGCGAAGTTTACGAAGACGAAGATGATGGTGAAGATGAGGATCTCGGAATTGACGAACTTACCGAAGATGAAGACGAATCTATACAAGATGAAGACGAATCCATGGAAGAAGACGATGAAGAAGATCTAGAACTCGAATCTATTATCAAAGAACTTGAAGACGAAATGGATGATGAAGAAGAACATGACGAAGAAGAAGTTGATATCGACATGCCTACTGAAGAACCCCCTGTCGCTGACATGGATATAGAAGATGATGAAGAAGAAGTTGATCTAGAAGAAATCCTTAGATCTCTAAGAGAAGATGAGGATGATACAGAAATAGAAGAAGATGACGAAGAAGAAGTTGAAGTTAATGAACTAAAAGGACAATTAGAAGAAGCTTATGGCACTATTCGTTCTTTAAAGGGAACCATTAATGAAGTTAATCTTTTAAATGCTAAACTTTTATTTTCTAACAAAATCTTTAGAAGCAACACTTTATCAGAGTCAGAAAAAGTTCGAGTAATCGAAAATTTTGACAGAGCTAAAAACTTACGTGAAATTAAATTAATATATTCGACATTGGCAGAATCTTTTAAGGTTTCGTCAAGGTCTAAGAAAACCAAAATTACCGAAGGCTTTGCTTCGAAGTCGGTTAAAACAACCGCAGCTTCGAAACCAAAAGTTATTGCCGAAGGTAATGAACTAGCTAATAGAATGAAAAAATTAGCCGGTTTACTTTAAAACTTAGGAGAAATTAAAAATGTCAAACATTTCTAATTTATTAAGTGATGCTGGTTCCTCTTATAAAAATCAAATCAATGAAACTCGAGGTTTGGTAAATAAGTGGGATAAAACAGGTCTTCTTGAAGGAATGGACCAAGATTATGATAAATCTGGTATGGCTGTTCTTTTGGAGAATCAAGCTCGTCAATTGATTGATGAAGCTTCTTCAACAGGGACTGCTACAAATTCTGAAGAATGGTCGGGCGTAGCTCTTCCACTTGTAAGAAGAATCTTTGCTGAAATTGCAGCAAAAGATTTTGTATCTGTTCAACCAATGAATTTACCATCAGGACTAGTTTTCTATCTTGATTTTAAATATGGAACCACCACCGCTGACGAGGGAAGATTTTCTGGCGATATGTTCGGAAACACTTCTGCGTCAACTGATCCAAACGGCGGTCTTTATGGAGACGGTAGATGGGCATATTCCATCAAAGATAATTCTGTATATACTACGTTAACTACTGTTACCACTGCATCTTGGAAAGAGATCGGATTCAACTCTGCTCTATCTTCTTCAATTGCAGGAGGTGGTGATAGCGACGGAAATAATACTTTTAAAATATCTTTTCCTCTATCTATACTAACTAACTCTGATAATGCAGGTGTTAAAGGCTGGACAATGACATCGTCTAACTTTAGTGCTGCTAACAACATTAGTATGTATAACTACGTTTCTGATACAATACAAACAGCAGGAAGTAATAATCCAATTTTTGGATCAGATCTTTCTGGAGCAGCTTCTGCTTCTATCTTTGTATTAGGAGAAGGCGTTGTAGGTCCTAGTGCTAGCCCTGAACCTGTAACCGTAAATTATGGTAAACAGCCTACAGATATTTCGAGAGGTGATTTCGAAGATACATCTGGCACAGGTACAGATATCAGTATTCCGGAAGTTAACGTACAAATGCACTCTGAACCAATTGTTGCTAAGACACGAAAATTGAAAGCAGTCTGGTCTCCAGAATTTGCTCAAGATTTAAATGCTTATCATTCAATTGATGCAGAAGCAGAATTAACTTCAATGCTTTCTGAATACATCTCAATGGAGATTGATTTGGAGATCTTGGACATGCTTATCCAAAACGCAGTAACTACTGAATATTGGTCAGCTACACCAGGAGAAACATTGAATGCTGCAGGAACTGGATTTGATGCTGGTAACTCTGCTGAAGCTTACAATCAAGGAACTTGGTTCCAAACGATTGGTACTAAGGTTCAAAAAGTATCTAACAAAATCCATGCTAGAACTCTTAGAGGTGGCGCTAACTTCTTGGTAACTTCACCAGACGTTGCAACTATCATAGAGTCTATTCCTGGATATGCTGCTGATACTGACGGTGGAGCAATGGGAACACAAGGATTTGCAATGGGAGTACAAAAAGTAGGTTCGCTAAATAGCAGATTTACAGTGTACAAAAACCCATACATGCAAAGGAATGTTATCCTTATGGGATTCCGTGGAACTCAATTCTTGGAAACTGGAGCGGTTTACGCACCATATATTCCATTGATTATGACTCCTCTGGTATACGATCCTACTAACTTTACACCACGTAAAGGAGTAATGACTCGATATGCTAAGAAGATCGTACGTCCTGAATTCTATGGCAAGATCAATATTAAAGGTTTAAACAGAATTTAATCCTGGATATTAATCTATCTTAAAAGTAAGGCTCTATTTTAAAATAGGGCCTTATTTTTTTGCCTTCTTATTTAAAAAAATGATATTTATTATTGATTTGTTGAATACTAAACAAGGAGATATTTAATGTCAGCCGGAATTTATTCTTTTACTATAGAACAAGGAGCTACTGTAGATTTTCAAATTAACTTGGAAGATTCTAGTGGGGAACCAATAGACTTAAGTGGCTATGATGCTAGAATGCAGATTCGTCCTACAAAAGAATCTGGAAAGATTATATGTAAATTATCTTCTTCATTACAAGATGATTTTACAGGTTTAGATATGACGCCTGCATCTGCTTCAGCAATACTTCCCCAAAGCTCTGGTAGCATCCGATTATACATTTCTGCATTTAGCTCTTCTTTATTTTCTTCAGGTTCTCAACCGATATGGGATCGAGCATATTATGATATAGAAATACGTAGTGGTAGTGGAGTTACAACCACTGTTAATAGAATATTAGAGGGCAAAGTTAAGCTCTCAAAAGAAGTAACTAGAAATGGACATCCCTAATTATGGCTAATAATGTATCGAGTAATTTGAATGTAGTAACTATATCAATTCCAGGGGCCAGAGGTAGTACTGGATTAACCGGACCAACCGGGAGTGGATTCCCATTTGTGGGAAACGCATCAATAACCGGGTCTTTACATGTAAGTGGGTCTGGAACTATTTCTAACATAGGTCGATTGGATAACTATGGAGAAGCATATTTTACCGGTTCCCTAAAAATGGATGGATTGGGAATTGGAACGGGAATAGTAGGGCATAATTTTACTGTTGGTCCTGGTAGTGAGAGTGCTAATTTTATTGGATTACCTGCTGGAGTTAGTGGGTCCTTTAGTGGTAGCTTTACTGGTGATGGTAGTAACTTAATTGGAACAACATCTGCAAGTTTTGCATCGACAGCTATTAGTGCTTCTTATGCTGCAACTGCTTCATATGCAATATCCGCCTCTCATGAAATTATAAAAGAAATATCCTCTTCACATGCTAATACAGCTGATCTTGCTGGG